AGAGTCAGAGTCAGAGTCAGAGTCAGTCTCTGATAATTATAGATAAATAAATTATAAATAAATTATAAATAAATAATAAATAAATAAATAAATAAATAAATAAATAAATAAATAAATAAATAAATAAATAAATAAATATGAAATTATATAATATAATGGTAAAAACAAATAAAAGAAAAACAAATAAAAGAAAAACAAATAAAAGAAAGTTAAATAAAACTGTTAAAAATAAAGACCCCTACAAAAACACATCATTATATCCTCCAATAAAACCATTGAAGGAATATAAAATGAAAGTATCTAATATTCATACAATAGCATATTCTACATTTGGAAATCCAGATGGTAAGCCTGTTTTATATATTCATGGTGGTCCAGGTGGAGGAACAAGTGCATCGATGGCACGTTTTTTCAATCCGGATAAATATTATATTGTTTTAGTAGATCAACGTGGTTGCGGTAAAAGCAAACCATCAGAAGAATTAAGACAAAATAATACGAAAAATTTGATTGCTGATTTTGAAAAGATTAGAAAACAATTGAAAATTGACAAATGGATGGTTTATGGTGGTTCGTGGGGTTCAACACTTTCCTTAGCCTATGCGTTTGTTCATCCAAAGAGGACCACTGAACTAGTACTCCGAGGAGTATATTTTTGTACAGATGATGAGGTTCATTGGCTGTCAGAAGGGAAAGGTGCTGGTTTTATAAGACCGGATGGGTGGAATTATTTTACGAAACAAATTAAAGGTAAAAAAAGTCAAGGGTTATTTATAAACGAATATAAAAAATGTTTTAAGGGTAAGTATGGAAAGGCACAAAAAGATAAATGTTTATTAGCGTGGTCAGTATGGGAAGCATCGATGTCTAATTTAGATATGAAACCATTAAAAGAAATAATAAAGGAGACTAAAGAAGATAATTATAAACAAATGAGTGCGATTGAGTTACATTATTTTGTAAATAATTGTTTTTTTAAACCGAATCATTTTCTTAAAAAGTCGAATTTGAATAAAATAAAATATATTCCGGTTGTAATAGTTCAAGGGATGTACGATTTAGTTTGTCCGTTTTTTACAGCACAAAAATTGCACGATGCGTTACCTCATTCTAAAATGTATTCAACCATGGCAGGTCATAGTAGTATGGACAAGGAAAATATAAAATATTTGGTGAAAACGACGGATGAATTTGCGAAATAATTTCAATTATTTAATTTCCATTTACTAAATAAACCATGATGGACTGAACCTACAATTTCTGGTTGTGGTACAGTAAAAATAAACTTCCAATTTAGATATTCACAAATTTTTTTCCAAATTGCGTCTTGTTCAATTATTTTTTCACGGTCTTTAAGCATTGGTAATAGAGGTAGATATTGTTTTTGATTAAGTAACTCACATAATTTATAAATAGTATAGTAATAATTTAAAAAATTTACACGGTCATCCGGACAAAATTTAGAATAAGGAGTTTGTAATTCGTCAAATAAATTACATAATGTATCTTCTAATTCAGGACTCATTATAGGTGGTTTTATACCTAGTTTGCTTTTAATAAATGTTATATGTTCGTAATATTTATTATAACCAAGTTTTTTTAAAATATCTTTTGTTTTTTCGTTAGATATTTCAGAAACATCTAAACGTTCTTTTTTAATTTGTAATTTAATTTTTTGAATTATATCATTAGAAATTTGAGTTGTTTCTTTGCCTTGAAATTGAGCAAGAATTTCTTTAAAATGGTTAATTCTTTTATACGCATAAAAACAAACTTCCTTCGGAGGTTCTTTGTAGGAAGGTTTTTCATTTTCGAATAAATAAGGCACTGAACGGAAGCAAATATTACAAATTAATTTACCTTCTTCTTCAATATGGATAAGTTCCCCTTTATTACATACTTGACAAATATCAGTTGAATATACATAAGAATTTATATCAAAAATAGATTGATTTATGTTATTAAAGTATTTTTCAATATATTTATCGTTCAAGTTTGTTGTTACTGATTCTTCATTATTAATATTAATTATTTCTTCATTTTCTTGATTTTTAGATTTGATATTGAAAAAATTATTGATTGTTATATTTGTAGGATTTTCTTTGGAATTATTGTCATTCGATATGTTTTTTTTATCTTCGAAGTAAGTGAAAATATGTTTAGAATTGTCCAAATAATATTTTTTCTTTTTAGATTTCAGTATTTTGATTTCCTTTATTATTTCATTAATTCTATCAACGATATTCATTTTATCATCAAAACTTATTTTTTTTTTATTTAAATCATTCTTAAGTTTTGTCTTTTCAGACTCCAATTTTGGAATAATGTTGTTTTCATTTTTATAAAATTCGGATAACTTATTTTCGTGATTTTTGTCTAACGTGATATTTTTAATTGTTTGTTCTATTTGGGTTTTTAAATATTTTTTTGATTTTGGAGTATTCATTTTTATAAATTATATACATTTAAACATAAAAAGTATTTAAATGTATAATGGTTAAAAAATATAAATCGAATAATAATAATAATAATAATAATAATAATAATATGTATTTTAATAAGTTAATATTTTCTTATTAAAATATGTTTAAAGGTTAAGAAACATGAGTTTAACCATTAATTTAGATTATTTAAAAGATATTGAGAATAAAAATTATAAAATAGACCCAATCAAGTTTCAAAAAATGTTATTTATTTATAACGCAATTGAGGATGGATGGAATGTAAAGAAAAATAATAATTCTTATATTTTTACTAAAAAAAATAATAATAAGAAAGAAGTTATAAAGGACGATTTTTTGGTAAAATTTATGAAAACTAACTTAGAATTAAAAGATTTCATATAAAAATAAGTATTATTACCAATTATGGTGTAAAATATTTTAGAAATGTAATATATGTAATATTATAAATATATTTAATATGAATATATATTTGTCTTTGTTTAGCGTATTTGAGAAATAACAAAATGTATTAATGTATTTAATATTTAATATTTAATATTTAATATTTAATTATCTGAATATTTTTTAATATTTTTAATTAAATTTAATTAAATTAAAATCTCTAATTTTTTTTTATTTAGATATATTATAAAAATGGGTGGTGGACTTATGCAACTCGTCGCTTATGGCGCTCAAGACGTTTATTTAACTGGTAATCCTCAAATTACTTTCTGGAAGGTAACTTACCGCAGACACACAAACTTTTCTGTCGAATCTATCGAACAAACTTTTAACGGACAAGCCGATTTCGGTCGCCGAGTCCAATGTACTATTAGCCGCAATGGTGATTTGTGCTACCGCACTTACCTCCAAGTGACTCTTCCCGAGATTGCTCAAAACAGCACCAACGCCACTTACGCTCGTTGGTTGGATTTCCCTGGTGAGCAACTTATATCTCAAGTTGAAGTTGAAATTGGTGGTCAGCGAATAGACCGCCAATATGGTGACTGGATGCACATCTGGAATCAATTGACTGTCAGTTCTGAACAACAACGTGGTTACTACAAGATGGTTGGTAATACTACTCAACTTACATTCATTACTGATCCTGATTTTGAAAATGTTGACAGTCCTTGTAATGATGCTGGTGTCCGTCAAGTTTGTGCTCCTCGCAATGCTCTTCCCGAGACCACTCTTTATGTTCCTCTTCAATTCTGGTTCTGTACTAACCCTGGTCTTGCCCTTCCTTTGATTGCTCTTCAATACCACGAAGTTAAGATTAATCTTGACCTCCGTCCTATTGATGAGTGTTTGTGGGCTGTTTCTGCTCTTGCTTCGACTGGTCTTCCCGATAAAGAAGCATATTCTCAATCTTTGGTCGCTGCTTCTCTTTACGTTGATTATATCTTCCTTGATACTGATGAGCGCCGAAGAATGGCTCAAAATCCTCATGAGTATTTGATTACTCAACTTCAATTCACCGGTGATGAATCTGTTGGTTCGTCTTCCAATAAGATTAAGTTGAATTTCAACCACCCTGTGAAGGAACTTATTTGGGTTGTCCAACCTGATGCCAATGTTGATTATTGCAGTTCTTTAGTTGGCGGAGATGATTTGTTCAATGCCCTTGGAGCACAACCTTTTAATTACACAGATGCTCTCGATGCTCTTCCTAATGCTCTTCACGCTTTTGGTGGAGATGGTGCTCTAGATTCGAATCAATACCTTAATGATAGCGGATTTTTCGTTGATTCTTTTGCTAACACAGTTAATACAGCTTCGTTAGGTGGTCAGCATACAGGTCCATTAGGTGGTGCTGGAATTATGTCTGGAGTTTCGGATGCTGGTACTTTCGTGCTTGCTGAATCTTCTTT